TCTTCGGCGAAAATCATTTATCTTGTCACTTTTCTCAATTGTGTCTCTGCATATGCTTCTTCCTGCCAGCACTTTGTAACCAGTTTATCAATGATATCTGCATATCCTTTGTACCACTGATAATCCGTCAGGGCAGGTACCAGCTTCTGGACATGATGCCGCGCCAGTGTGGTTGGTAAACGGCTAAACCGGTTACCATTGCAACGCCCACAAATCTTATAAACAGGCGTACCATGAAGCCGGGTTCTTTTTTCATCCAGGACAATACCTTTACCCTTACACCCTCTGCACGCTGTGCTGACTTCTCCCTTACCATGACAATGCTGACATAGTTCCTTCACCCACTCTTCCTTGATAACAGATTCCCCGCTTCTGGAGTGTTTCACCACCTCGCGCAATACATTATGAAATCCAGTACCAGCACAATGCTCACAGCGAGCCTTACTTGCCGCAGACCTGGAATAATCAGCAAAGGCAAAATTCACAAGGTAAGGGATGATCTGTAACCGGGTTTCTTCACTCAATTTATTCAATGTCGGGTTATCCAGTGCCATCGCGTAATTGAGCAGACCTTCAATCGCAAACTGAGGATCCTGAACACCAACTTTTGCCAGGAATAAGGCAAAACCCAGTGGTGCTTTCGACTGCACCATCCCCTGCGCAGCAATTACATCCGTAATTGTTAAACCACCAGAGCCTGTCGCCGGTGCGTCATCACTCAGTTTTGGAGATTTTGGGGAGTAATATTTTGGTAAGGCTTCAAGGTTCATGCTCGTTCTCCACTTACGCCAGTACGCCTATTGCCAGCGCACGATCGATAAAACGAAATATCAGCTCCAGCTGGGAGCCATACTTCTCTTCAAATGTCACGGTATCCGCATGCAGCTCGTCGTGATGCTTTCTGCACAAAGGCAACACAAAGAGATCATGCGCTTTTGTACCCATTCCACCCTGACCGTGGCCTATCAGGTGGTGGGGATCATCAGCGGGCTTTCCACAACATGCGCACGGCTGCGTCTTAACCCAGCGCGTGTACTTTTCATTAACCCAGCGGCGACGTTTGGGGCGTAACATAAAAGACTCCGGCGACTCCGGATCCACTTTCAGCGCCAGCACCTTTTTCGCTTTATCCTGGATGATGCTGGTGGCAGGAACCGAAGGCACAAGGTCACTTTCCCGGGTGACAGACGGCACAACAGGCTTCGGTAATCTCAGTGCCTTACGGGCTGCACTTTCCGGTAAGGCATCCGCCAGGTCATTACGAATCAGCCACCAGCACAGTTCCGGCATTGTCACAACGTGACTGTCATCAAAACCGAGATCCCGACGCACAACAGACAACACCCAGCGGGCACAGTTATCCGTTGCCATTGATTCCAGCCGTTCCGTGAACTGATCGCGCAGCTGGTTATCGCAGTGCCAGCACAGACGGATTGCACCCGGAGCGTGTCGCATTGTGGTCATGTTCTCGCTGTGCCAGTCGGAATGAAGCCACTGGCAGCCTTTTTCACGAAGTAACCAGCTTTCAAGACATTCCACGCCACCAGCACGACGGATCACTGCCTCATTGCGGAACACGGCCCGAACGGAAGGATCATCCGCCAGCGGTTGTGATGCCGCCGGAACGGCACCACTAGCGAAAGATGAATAACGTTCCGGCTCAGGCTCCAGCAGGACACGCCCCTGCATAAACAGGGGCATCAGCTCTGAACCTGGCCTGAACAATACGATCCCCATACGCGGGGCAATTTCAGGGGTCAGTAGTGCTCTCACGGTCACCTCAATGAACGGTATCGAGCAGCTTTAACAGCTCAGGGAATCGGGATTCGAAGAAATGCGGCTGCGTCTCGCGCGGATTTGCGGGACTGGTGATGTTCTTGCCGAACATGCAGCCTTTCGCCGTCAGCGACCAGAATTTTTTGATGTTGTTAATCCCGGTACGGCTGTATCGTTCGCGCTGCTCGACGATCCCCAGCTTCACCATCTGGTGATATGCCTGATTAGCCGTCAGGCGGATACCATACTGCTTCAGCAGTGCACTCAGCGACAGCGTAGGGCGGCTTGAACCATCTGGCGCATCAGCAGGTGCATCAATGGCATAGATCGGCATAAGTTCAGGAAGACCAGCTACCTTTGATAATTTCTGGTATGCACCAAGTTTCGAGGAGTTTGACAGATTTAGAGTCTTTGCTGCTGATTCAAGCAGAATGACCCCGGATTTAATTTTGTCGGATGTGGTTTCTTCTGGTGATGAATTATGAAGCGCATCAAAAGTACGTATCACTTTTAAGCTGAATGCCGGGCTGATCCACATTGCATATGCATAGACCAGCTCTTTACAGACATACGTCCCACCATTGCGCCCCTGAATGGTGATGACAGGAATACTACGGGAATCTCCCGTAGTTTCTTCTTCCAGTAATTCCACAAGAGCCTTCGTTTCAGGACGACGCATAAACTCGTGAACTTCCAGCGAACGGGAGGAGCGATTCTCACCAGCGGCAAGAAGAGCAGCTTTCTGAAGGTCGTTAAGACAGTAGTTAGATTCAAAGTACTGGCGCACAGAAACGCCATCAATTACAAGCAACTGATTCATTGGTTTCTCCACAAATTTCGGGACTGCACTCCCTTTTCGTTGATGCAAGATGAACTTACTGCGATTTTTAATAGTTATCAAGGATACACTGTTCATAAATACAGTATCTTTAACGAGGTAATACCCAAATTTAGGGTGTTGCTCAATTCCGTTACCGAGTTGCTAATTTGCAACTCGCTTTTTCGTACTTACTGATAGTGATCTCGACCTTCCCTTCCGGGATAACCGGTCCCCACTCCACCAGCATTCTTTTCACCTGACTGTCGTCTTCCCACACACCCGCGTGGGTCAGGGCGTCAAACAGCGCCTTGTTATAGTTGTCCAGATCGCGGATCCGGTTATCCGGAGGAAACAACACGATCTCCACTGATGCAGGTGCCGACGTTGGTTTTGGCAGACGACGTAACTGCTCAACTATTGCTGCACACGCCGCGCTCTGGAATTTGCGCCCCGCCGCGCTTATCAGGCTCTTACCAGCAAACGCCCCTTTGTTGGGGTGTCGCCAGTACGTGTTCACGCTGGGCGGAAAAGGCAGGATCAGCTTCATACTTTCAGGCCCCTCTCATGTAACCAGTGGGTTGCACGCAGCCTTGCGTTTTCCTCACCGGCAAGCAGTGAGTGGATAATCCCGACCGCCTCGCTGTCGTCGTCCTTCACCGCGGTATGAAGCGTTATCCCCCGGGCCACGCCACGCTTTATCGTGATGACGCCTTTTTTCTCCAGTGCGCGAAGATGCTCTACCGCTGCATTCACTGAACGGTATCCCAGCATGGTTGCCACCTCCTGATTGGTTGGCGGAAAGCCACGCTCTTTCTGATAAGAAATCAGCATATCCAGCACCTGCTGCTGGCATTGAGTTAATGTCGTCATGCCGCCATCTCCCTGACCAGTTTTTCCGCCTGCTGGCGAACCTGCGCCAGAAACGCCTCACCACATGCCTCAAGTTCATCGCGCCCAATGTAGCTGATTGCCGGTCCCTTCCAGGTCTTGTCAAAAACAGCAATAGCACCAGCGAAAAAAGCTCCTGTCGGTACCTGCTTCTCGTCTTTCGGGATAAACCAGACAGGCAGTTCAAAACCAATACGCCCGCGAATAAAAGTAATATGATCTGCATCTTCCGGCCACCACACTTCGCTGGTGGCAGCTTTGATCAGGAAAACATAGCGCCCGCCTTTATCACGCATGGCACTGGCATGCTTCATGATGTAACGCATGCCAGTGATGTATTTCCCCTCATGCTGACTGGCGCGGCTGTATGGGGGATTACCAAAGGCAGCACCTTTAAGCTCCGCAAGACGTTCTGACCAGTCATGCGCCAGCGCGTTATCTTCCGCCGTGTAATACGCGGCACATTTGGCGTTATCACCGTCAGTAAACAGATCCAGAACAAACGGGCCAAACAGGGTGTTAATTCCCCAGAAAATGTTGTCCGGCGTGCGCCACTGATCGCCCACTTCCTTCAGTTCATGGGCTGGTTTGTTCCGCAGTTCCACCAGCGCCTGGCAATATTTATTACTCATTAAGCCCCCACGTAATTCCCTGACAGATACCACTCTTCACCCGATGCAGCGCGCTTGCTGCTTTTCCGTAAGCACCGCTCACGACGCGCCAGAAAATTGTTTTGTTCTGGCTGGGAGTGGCTTTCACGGAATGCCGCCATCCACACGGTTGCAGCACGACGGTATAAGCCCCTGGACTCCAGTTCTTCAGCCTGGCGGGTCAGGCACAAAATCACCCGTGGATCGTTAGTGCCGACATAGAAATTGCGCACAGGTCTGGTTTCTCGAACTGGTTGTGGTTCCGGTTCCTGCGCTCTCTCAGTCAGGCGCGGGAAATGTCTGCGTGTATCTCCTTCACAACGGTGAGCCACACGCCCACTCTGACGTAACTTGCTTGCTGACTGCAGAACGCGCTGCCGTGAGTAACCTGCAAAAGCATCCGCAATGTCTCCGGAAGTACACCCCGGATGGGCTTCAATGAATTTCTGAACTTCATTCAAAAGACTCATGATCACCCCCTGAATCCTGCCGGGATCTGGCTGTAGTCCACGTTGTCGTAACTGGACTTGAAGTACGGGTCTTCGCGTTTTTCGGTGTACGTGCTGACGGACGGCGATAAGCGCAGGGAAAGCTCATCCCATTTTTCCCGCAGCTTCGACGGGCTGAGCACGTTACGGCACCAGAACGGATCGCGGCTGACGCGGCAGTACATCTCGCAGATTTGTTTGTGAGTACGCCCATCCTGTACACACATCAGGCGAATTTCGTTTGCCCAGGCTGTCCAGTTCGGTTCTTTAGGACGTACCACTTCGCCGTCACATTCGGCGGCCTGCTCGTACAGAGCGATGATTTTTTTCCAGAGCCACTGTGCGCAGGTCAAATCATCCTGCGTTCCCCACTGGCGCTTTTTAGGGCTGAATACAACCGCATCAGGATGGCGAGTTAAAAAATCCTGTTCAGCCATCTGCGTGTCCGGTTGCGAAGCGTCCGGACGAGAAGAGGTTTTATTCTCTGTAGTAATCTCTGTTGTATTCTCTGTAAGATCATTGGGCCATTTTGACCCGATGACAGCGTGTCGTTTTGAACCAATGGATCGTGTCATTTTGCGCCCATCCATCAGGTCACTTTGACCCGATGGAGAAGTGCATTTTGACCTAATGGATTCGTTCACTTTGACCTCTTCTAAAAGCTCACTTTCATAGTTGATCGTGTAGAAGTTGGTCATGTCACGCTTCGATTTATTGAGTTGCTCGCGACGCAAAACCCCAAGTGATTTCAGGCTTGCAAATGTGCGTTTCAGAGTGGACTCTGACCAGAACGGAAACTGCTCCAGCCACTGTTCTGTCGTGTTATAAACCCAGCGAATTCCGCCATGCTCAGTGCCGGAATTCGTTTCATTCAGCCAGTAATGAAGCTGCTGCAACACAATTGCCTCATTCAGACCAATACGGCATGCAAGATCACGATTTATCACAATGGGCTGGGATGTCATTAACAGGCTCATGACCGACCTCTATTTCCCTGAATTTACGACGAAACTGTTCGAGCGGGCTGAAGCACTCATGTTCATAGCCTTCACGGAGGTAGATAACCCGTTGTGTTTCCGGCTCCCAACGAATGACTCTGACGGGCACTCCGTAGTGATCTTTGAACCAGCGGTTAACTTGTCGCAAAGGACTGTCTCCTTCTGCCGGTTGAAATCCCCCACAGCCCACTCTGCAAAGCTGTGGGTTACAATTTCCCTGTCACCTGGTACATTCACTGCATAGCAATACTCCACCTTCGCTTTTCCACCCGGTACAGGAAGCGCAATCAGTTGCGAGCGACGGTAGTGTGTTGTTAAACTGTTCATGCGTTAGTTTCTCCACAACCAGAAGCAATCGACGCCACGACGCCCGGAGCTGCACACTCGCGGGCGTTACTCTTTTCCGGCGCACAAAAAACACGAAATAACAGTGTTAAATGCTCCTGCCACTTCGCCATTACTTGGTAGCTGTTCTCTTCGATTTGCTCACGCTCAGCTTGGTCAATAACTCCATCAGCAGTTGCCTTGCGTAAGTACTGGGAATGCTTGCCAATCCATTCTATTGACTCCATCAGCCGCTGATTAATGTCACCATTGTCAATGTCATCAATGACCACCAGCGGCACAAACACCCCATTACTACGACGGGCTATTGCATCCGTTACATGCCTGGTACCACTGGCATCCTGTAAAACCATGGCCCACTCAAGTGGAAAAATTTGATCCCCACCGCTACGCAGTCTGTTATGCAATTGATCTTTTGCTGGGGTGATATCATCAGATTTATACAAACCAAGAATTTCTGCTGCTTCCTCATAGCCATGAGGTAAATCAGCAATCGTTCTTCGTATTGCTGCCACCAGCCATGCTGGTTGCTTATCAACTTTCCATTCAGGTTCTTTACCCACGTTTAAGCCCTCATATCTGTGGTGTTTTTATGCCGCAGCACTGTTAGTCTTTTGATATAAAGACACGTCAACTTTCAGTTTCCCGTTAGTAATTTTTTCTAACTGGTACGCTCGGCCTTCAGGAATAATCTCAGGCCACTCTGAAACAGACGGATGCTTAATACCTAGGGCTTCGGCGGTTTTACAAACTCCGCCGAAATAATTAATCACGTCGGATTTCCGCATTTCTGTCTCCCGTTAAATTACGTTAAGCAGGAATGTAGGATATCCAACATATCAATGTCAAGAATCCTACATGAGCATGTGGTAGGATTGCCTACATGATGAACATGAGTGATCGTATTCGCCAAAGGCGAAAAGAACTGAACCTGACACAACAAGCACTGGCTGATTTGACTGGTGTGAACCGTGTCACGGTTACTGGATGGGAAAAGGACGACTACCAACCAAATGGAGCCAACCTTCAAGCCCTAGCCAACGCACTTAAATGCGATCCTCTGTGGCTTGTTAGCGGAAAAGGCTCGCCTGAACCAAAGATAAATCTAAAACCTGAAATATTCGCAGTTAAAAAAGTCCCCCTCATCTCGTGGGTTCAGGCGGGTTCATGGACAATGACGGAGCCTGGTGTCAGGAAAGAAGATGCTGAAGAGTGGGTTTATACTACCGCCCTTGTATCAGAAATGGCATTTGCACTACGGGTCCGTGGTGATTCAATGACCAATCCCCTCGGCTCACCATCGATACCAGAAGGTTCTATCGTTATCGTAGAGCCAGATATTATTGATACAGAGTGTATTAACGGAAAAATCGTTGTTGCCCATATCAATGGTGGGCAAGAAGCGACACTCAAAAAATTTGTTGAGGACTGGCCGAACAGGTATCTCGTCCCACTAAATCCTAACTATAAAACTATTGAATGCGGTGAGAACTGCAGAATAGTTGGTCTTGTCAAACAAGTAATAATGGATTTTTGACACATCTTCCTCACTATCGCAAAACCGGGGTATCCCCGGTTTTTTTATGAGCCTATCTTTTTATGTAGGATAACCAACATAAACTCTTGACACTCACATGTTGGATATCCTACATTTGTTTTTAGAGTTGTGGTGAATGCGCAGGCTGATGCGCGAAAGACATTGCAGCTATTGCGGAAAAGAGCTGTTCGGCGGGGCAATTAAACGCCCGTGAGAGTCTGAAATAACCGCAAGCCGGAGATCAGCACCGGTCACCACAACAGCCACTGCTTTGGCGGTACCAGTTTGTACACTTGCTTCCGGCTGGTACCGCTCTTTTTACAAAACAGAGAAGAGCATCACCGGACGACGGGCTCATAACCCAATCCATCCGGGCGGCTGCCACCGCAGGTGTTCTTCTCTGTTTTGTGGAGAAACCAACCGACCTTGCAGGGTCGATATGATGAGGAGCAGCAAAATGGCTAGCGAACGCAGTACTGATGTGCAGGCATTTATCGGGGAGCTGGACGGCGGCGTATTTGAAACCAAAATCGGCGCAGTTCTCAGTGAAGTCGCTTCCGGTGTGATGAACACGAAAACCAAAGGGAAGGTCTCACTCAATCTGGAAATCGAACCGTTTGATGAGAACCGTGTGAAAATCAAACACAAACTCTCATATGTTCGCCCGACTA